GTAATTAGGAGTATATAATAGAGCGTATGATCCAGTACCGCTAGTTTACGTATAATGCGGAATACTTTAGTTATCACAGTTTTAGTCAAACGGTTTAACAATAGTATTATCTGACATTATAATATCCTTAATTTATTAGCTTTGTATTGTCAAATTTAGAAACATCTTTACCGTCAAAAGCAAGATATGGAACAGAAAAATCTTCAAAAGATATTTTTACTGTTGCTGGCCTTGGCCAATAGTCATTTGCAAAGTTTTCATTAAATAAATTGTCTAACTGAAATCCAGAAGGAGAAAAATAATAACGATAACTCATAGTCATATCTAAATGATCAATGACTATAATTTTGCCTTCATTTTTAAATATTTCAGCTAGACAATTGTTTAACATCTCTATGCTTCCATCCCACATCACATAAAGGTATCTTAGTTGTACCATTTTTATTTTTTCGTTTAATGTTAAAGATAAAGCCAAGTTAGAATCAAACTCAATTTGGAAATGTGATTGATCAAAAGCTAATCCGTGACCATCAAAACCAAAAAAATTAGAATGAAGAGGATTCTGATTCACATAAAACTCAGGACTAAATCCTAAAATGTTGGACCAGACAGAAACGCCAAATTCATCAATATTGTTAATATTTTGAACATTATTTAACAAATATCTTGTATGCTCAATAAAATTTTTATTTATCCATACAATATAATTGTTAAGCAATGTATACATGTTTTTTGAAGCTGGAATTTCTCTTGTTGTTCCGTTTGTATTCTCTTCAATATATGATTGAGAATACTGTAAAAACATGTATTTTTCAAGCTGAATATAAGTGATTATATCTTCTATTGTCTTCATTATTGTTCGACGCTAACATGTATATAAGATGTCGTGGTGCTTGCAATTTCCCATGGATATATAGAAACTTCTTCGCATGTTTTTGGTATTGCTGAATAATTGATAGCACCTGATGTATTTTGGACTTTAATAAATTTTTCACCGCTCCAAAAAGCTAAATCATTAACATCCCAAGATGTAATACCACTAAGACTTGTTGATCCAGAATTTGATACAACATAAAATCTATTAACAATATTTGTATTATTAGATATTGTGTCTGTTAGTGTTGGAGTGTTTGTAGATGCGTCCCAGTTGCCTACGCTTGATCTAACTAAAACAAGAGATGATTTTATAACAATATTTACATTTTTTGAGATTATAAAAGATCCAATAAAGCTTGGTATAATATTTTTTCCAACGCCCCACGTTAAATCATTTACATATGATCTTGGATTGTTTTGAAATTCACTTAAGATCAAATTTTTTATATATTGTACAACATTACCTACATTCAAGATCGGTTGTATTTTTATAAAAAGTTCAAATATTACAGGTGTGGGCCTATCAAAAAAAACATTATAATTAAATGTTTTTGAACTATCTAAAACAGTTTGTGTCACATTTGTTCCGTTTCCATGACACCATGCTGATCCCACAGATTTTTTATCAACAATGGCTTGAGCAATATCTATATTTTCTCCTCCCTGAACGCAAAAATAAAAACTTTTCGGGGGCATAGAAACGCCTTTTATTACTTGCGTTGTAGCTTCAACATTTTCCAAAAATGAAAAACTTCGAACACCTAAAACATTTGACAATGCAGATTTTAAAGCAAAAATAGTACCAAATCCAAAAATGCCTTGGCGGTCTTTATAATCACGTCTTAGATCATCATCTGTTTGTTCATCAGAACCTATTGTTGCATCATTTTCATTAGTGACACTTAACAATCCATCAACATCTTGAACAATACTATTCAATGTATTTGCGGGAGCAGAAAAAGGCCCAAATTCAATACATTCTGCTTGCACATAACCAACACCAGAAATGTCAATGACAATGGGATACAAGGTTGAGAATGTTAATCCAGTTTGGCTCTGGACTTCAGTACCTTTCGGCACAACAGTACCATCCAATGCTGTAAATTTTAATTCAGCTTTACTTTTTGACGCTGGCCTTCTTTTTACACCAACAACTGCAATTAAGTTGTCAAGCATCGGGCCTTGAGCAGAATATGGATTAAAAGTAGCATTAACATATGCTGCGTGTTGATTAGCAATTTCAAATCTAGCCGCAGTTAATACTTCAATGATTTGACCGACAATTGTTTCTGTAGATGTATTAATATTAGACCCGAGAATCGATGAAAAAGAATCTCTTAATTGTTGCCTAATATCATCACTATCAACAAGTATCAATCCTGAAGATAAGTCGTTTTTAAACGCGGCCATTGATTTTTTGCTCCATCTCTATTTTTATCACATCATTTAAAAAATCTTGTGTTGGTGTGATATATATAGCATATTTTAACACACCTTTATAAATTGATGTATATTCAATTGTAATTGTTTGAATATATACACCAAGCTCTTCTAAAATTCTTTCTTTAAGTTTGGTTTCCCACATTTTCGCTAAAAAACCTTTGCTTAAAGATAGATCTTCATAATTTTGACCTATTTCTGGATCGAAATAAGATGTATTAAACCAATGCTGAGCAATTTGTTTTGATATATGAGCTATTGCATATCCGTCGTATAACATTGCTATATCAATGTTTCCATTTCCCAAATCTTCAAAGACAATATCATCACTTGCTAAACAAGCAATAACAGATTTTTTGATCATTATTGCGGCCCTTGTGTTTGTGATCCACCAACAACAACACCGCCATGTGTGTGTGTTGTCATATTAATACCGTTGTTTGTGAATGTTCCATTTAGGTTTAGATTGCCATTTATGTTTATATTGCCAGCCAAAATATTAATACTGTTATCTACTAATTCTATTTTTGTTTGACCATTTTTTGATTCAATAGTTATAGCATTGTTATTAGATATTGATATGTTTTCTTGTGTAAAACAAAAAGGTATAGCTAAACAATCACACAAACTAAACATTCTATTTGATGATGCATAACTTGGCTCGTTTCTCTTTTCTGTATCATCAAGCGATGATATGTCTCTATCACAAAACAAAAGTAAAACAACATCACCATTTTTAATAGGCATATGTATAATATAACTATCTGTTCCAAAGTGCAAAATTGGAACATTACTTAAAAAAGGCATATCTTGGTATTCATTGTTGCCGTCCATAACACCAACAAGCGGTTGTATTTTTGCTGTTCTTTTTGATGAATCATAAGACCTGACAACACCTATCTGTATATGGTTATTGTTAATATTTATAGATCTATTATCAGATATTTTTATTGATTCATCATCTTGAATCATTTCAAAATCTTGGGCAACAATATCCATCATTTTCTTTTTTTCTTTCTTGTTGTTTTTGTGTCTTTTGGTTTTGCAGTAATGATCGTCATATAAAAATTATTACTATAGTTTGACAAATCATATTGTAATTGATGTGCAATATAAACACCGTTTACAGAAGGGTTTTTTACGCTCGTTATTTGAACTTGCCCACCAATTTTAAAACCTGCGTCAAATAAAGTTACTGCATCTATTCCATGTTCTGTTGGCTTTGGTATCCCAACCATTTGAGAATCTGCATCTACAATTTTTGTATTATAATTAACTTTTTGCCCAACATCTTTTGCTATTAATATTTTATCGTCAACAAAGCAAGATATTCCATAGTCAAACAATAAGTTTCTAAGTTGATCAGTAACTGTTCCGCTGTAGCAATATCTATATATATCAGTATCTGTAGCGTTGAAATTTAAAGGAAGACCCATATCACTAGCAATTGATTGACATATAATAGATGCTTTTGTTTTCAATTGATCAAATGATTTTGACACTAATTTAACTTGTTCATAAAAAGATGTTTTTGCTTTTATATTTAAAACTCTATCAGACAATCCTAAAAATTCAGAAAACACAACATCACCAAAAAAAATATCTGACAATTCTGAATTTGTGTATCCAGCAGTCACTTGGATTGTACAAGTTTTTTTATCTGTGCGCTTTGAGTATACTTTACCGCTAGATTCGATCACAGCACTAGCAATTGCGGGATTAATATTAAATATAGATATATCAGCCTCATTGCCCGCTGGAGATGTTGTTTTTTTTATTTTAACGTGCATATGCAATGAGTTTTCTATTTCAAAAGTTTCTCCAGTTGATATCGATATTCTAACAAAAATTAACCTGCTTTCCATTTTATCCATAGCAGTAAATTTCTGAGTTATTTAAATCTTCAATTTCATCTTTTGTAAAATATGTCAAAGAAAATCCATTTTTTTGATCATCAAAAAACGGATATGACCCATCTTCTCTTATTATTGCAAAGTTTCCAATATCTAAAACAATTTGCTTGTGTTTAGCAATAATAAATTGATTCGGGATAATTCTTTGACCTGCAGATAATACAACACCACCTACAGAATAGCTAATTAATGCACCGATTGGTTTTGCTGTTTTATCACCAAAAGTCATATCATATAGTTGAGCTATATCAAAAAATATTGTTGTATTATTTTCTGTTACATAGCTAAATGTAAATCTATCTGATTGATAAAGTTGAATTATTTCCATTTTTAACCAATCCAAGAAATGATTTTTTTAGCTGCAGACATTTTTTTTAATGATTGCTCTTTTTGAGCAGTAGGTACGGTGTTTGATGTCACCTTTCCAATTTTGTCTGGTTTTTTTGCCACAGTCATAGGTTTCTCAATTTTTCCCGCGCTGTTTGATTTTGAACCCTGCGCTGGGTTTTGTTGTGTTTGAGTATATTTAACCCTCGCGCTTTTAACTTCTTGCAAAACAATATTTATTGAAACTAAATTTTCATCAATAAATGTTTCGTCTACAGAGTATGATTTTATTACAAGGTCTTTTTGATCAATGGTAGGGCTTACTAATCTAAGCTTAGATCTATTGTCTTTCAATGTTTTAAATATTGAGTCGCAATTAAAATGAGCATTAGTATTAAAAACAGGAGATAAAACAATTTCAACAGGTCTATCAACAGCATGATCACCAATAACGTTACCAGTTTCTAATGGGTGAATAGGTAAGTCTACGTTATATACAGCCTTTACATTTAATATACAATTAATATTTCTTGGCAATACATCTTGACCATTATTGTTTAGCAACTTAACAAGCTTTTCTGACTTCTTTGAAAATAAATCATAAATAGATAGCATTTATGATCGTCTCCCGCCAAAGATAGGTTTTGTTTTTTGTGCGACAATATCTGCTATACCGCGTTCAGATTGCCCAGGTTGTGACGTTATGTTGATGTTTTGGTTTGTGTTGTATGTTGTTGTTGCTGTTCTGTTATTGATAACGCTTTGTTGAGCGGCTTGTGAAGCAACTACAGAGGCATTGCCAAATTGCGCAGCAGAATTACTAGCAACACCGAAAAAATCATTTATTGCTGATACTCCTTGGCCAATTGTGTTCACAAAGTCAGACCATGTTCCAGATATTGATGACAAAATATTGTCAATAAATTTTCCCATAGATAAGAACCCATTTTTAACGTCTTCTATTCGATCAAGCAACCAAGTCATTTTTTTTCCATCTTCGTCTAATGATGACCATATCGACCGACCGACAGACGCGACAATATTACTTATTCCTTTAAAAATTGATGACATTTTTTCGCCAAATGTTTTTGAATCATCTAACACGAAATTAAAAACACTTTTAGCAACATTCAAAAACCCATTAAATGCAGATGATATACCAGTAAAAATTGATCTAACAATATTTTCAAGCATTGGGTATTTAGATAAAAAATCACCAAGTAATGTATCATTACCCTTGATAAAGTTATATATTTCATCGACGATAAGGGCAATTCCAGCAGCAACAGCTACCGAAATTGAGGCCGCAATTAAAAATGGTGCTATCATTGCCCACGTTGCCGCTGCTGCTTTAATAACTGCTGGAAGATAAGCATATGCAATAACACCACCCACAACAGTAAAAAAACTTACAGCAAAAGCTTTATTTTTTTTAAAAAAATCAACAATCAATTTCATTTTATTGAAAAATAAAATAAGCCCTTCTGCTACCAGTGAAAACAATTTGTTCTTTAAAAAAATACTTTGCTGTGATAAATCAGCTAATTCATCATTTAAAATAGCCGCTTTTGCCGCATCTTCAGCAGATGAAACACCAAGTTCTTTTTGTTTTGCAACTAATTTATCAAACTCAATTTGACCCATTTGCAAAAGCTTAATAGTTCCGTCATCTAATCCTATTTTTTGGCCAAGACCTAGAGATTTTTGTTTGCTAATATTGCCAAAAACACCGGCCAATTCTCTCAGTATAACAGATGAAGATTTTGCTTTTCCTTTGCTGTCTACAAGACTTATCCCCAACTCTTTAAAAGTTGGCAATAATCTACTTCTACCTGTTGCAGATAAAAACTCAGCTTCTTTGCTTAACAGTGATAAAGCATTAGTTACACCATCAGCACTACCACCCGCCCTTTTTGATGCTTCTTGAAGAGCGTTTAAGTCAGAAACATCAATACCTATTGCATCAGCATCTTTACCCAGTTTATCTACAGCTTCAATGGATTGCAAAAGTCCATTTTTAAAACTAGATAAGCTATCTAGCGCAAGAGATGCAATAGCAACTTTTCCAAGCTTGCTTGACAATGTTTCAGCTGCTGTTGCTGTATTTTTTAGTTCATTAGTTGCCGACCCAGATTTATTTTTGAGCGTATCCATTGATTGAGCGATTTGCTGTCCCGCAATTCGCCCAGATTCTGCAAACCGATCAATAGATGATGTTAAACCTCTATTAATAACAGTTGCGGCTTTTGACGCTGCTTTTTCGCTGTCTGACAATCCCTTTATTAATTTTGTATTGTCTGACGTAAAACTAAAAATAAATTCTGAGATTTTCATCTTTTTATTTCTGCTTCCTTGGCCTGCCGCGATTCTTCTTCAATCTGGCTGTACCATATTCTGATGTATTCTGGGTATTCTCTCCAAAGGATTGCTTTAAGATCCTTTGGGTAGAATCCCCTTGCATAAGCGACTTGAAAAAAAGGTTGAATCCCCCTCCAATTTTGTCTATATGAGCTTCGATGGAGGATAACAGGGGGCTGAATATCCTCCATAACTCTAAAGGGCTTAAGCACATCTCCATCACAAAAAAAGCGCATATGTCTAATAATTGTCGATGGTCTAACAAATCATTTATTGTAGTTTCATCGTCAAAAAGATTAACTTCAATATTTTCACCGTTTTTACCAGGAAAAATTAATACAACATACTTTCGCAAAAATGGGATAATTTCATCAATTAATTTAGATACATCAGCATCTTTTTTTACTTGATTACCAATAGTTAAAGCAAGTTTTCCGCCATCAAGAGCGTTTGGTTCATGTATTTTTGCTTTAACATATCTTTGATGCTTTTTACGCTCAGAAGTATCTAATAATTCTATATCATCATCGTTTATTTGAGATAATTTCTTACCCCAAAAATGTTTAACAATATAGTCACGCTCTATTTTAAAATTATCCATTTTTTATTTTATTACCTATCAAAAAACAGAATCTATCTTGTTTGAAAACACAAATTTAAAAGATAAGTTGCCAATTGCTGACCCACCTATTGTCGGTTGCGTTGTTTCTGTGCATATACCATTCAAATACGACGTTTTACCGCCTGACGATGTATAAACAATTGTCATTGAGCTGATAGCATAACCTAAATCAAAAAACCTTTGTAAATTTCTACTTTCGGTTGTGTGCGCATGTGTAACAGTCATAGAATATGACTTTGCTTTTGTTGTAACAATTAAATCAGCTTGTGTTGTTACACGTGCATCTGCATTTGATGTTGTATCAAATACTAAAATATCTGATTCTGTATCAAAATTATTAATTGTTATAAACTGCTCTGGAGATATAGTTCCATCAACAGCAACGGGACCAATAACATATTGAATTTCTATGTCTTTGCTACTAGTTTCTAATATTTTCATTTTAAATCACCTTTAATTATTGAGCAACAATAAAAGAATGAGTACCCTCAACCTTTTGAATTTTATCACCTGCTGCAAAAACTGCTTTATAAATTATCGTTGTTGGTGATCCATCTTTGAAGTTTGACACATAATAATAGCCATCTTTGTAGACACTTAACCAAGCGTTATTGTCTTGTGTTATGTTTGCAATAGTAACCTTATCGTCCTCAGATAGAAACTTTTCATTAACAATTACTGTTGATATTAAAAACCTAGAGAAATGCTCTTCTAGTGAAACGTCAAAAGCAGCTTTACCAGAATTGTTTACTGGCAAGTTTCTTGTTGAAATAACATCTAAAGCTTTTTTGCATGTTGACCTTCTAACATATTCAGCACCAGCATAAATGTAAAACATTTTAAAATGGTCTGATGATCCAGTAAAGCATTGGCCTTTAAAAAAACCTATCTTTTCAGTGCCAAAAGATCTTACAGAGCCATAATAATTTATCTTAAAGTTATCTAGGTTGTAACTATACGTTGTATCAAAAACCGATGGTGTCAGACCAGTAATATTTGCCCATGCTGCTTGAACAAATGATGATCTTTTAAGGTAATCAATATTAGCAACAATGCCGCACGGTGCCGCGTGTTGCATTTCACCAGATTTTTTCAGTGTTAACACTAAACTTTGAATGTTTGCTGGATATACATTAGATACATAGCTAGCAATATCTGCATTATCTACTTCAACGCTATACATATAACTATTGCCGTGCGATGATTGTCCAGCACTTGACGCATCTACATCAATAGCAAAGTTTTTTATGTCGTTTATGGTTAATTGTGCATCACTAGACACAATGATGGAGAAAAACTCAGAATCAAGCTCAACACTGTTAGCAAATGCTGTATTGATTGACATTCCATCAAGCCCAGTTGTAAATGTTGTTGAGTTCAATCCCGTTAATGTTAATAGATCTGTACCTCCTTGGCCTATGGTCAAGAAAAATCTCTGTACAGATAATGATGTATAATCTTTTAATACAAATGCATTATTTTCATAGACAAAATCAGCACTAGACAAAACTGGGATAGTTCTAACTTTTGCTTCGATAATAGATGCAACATTTTCTAATGTTGTTGCTAAAGTTAAATCAATGTTGTTTAAATTGTAATCTGTAGATGTTGAATCGTCTGTAATTGTCAAACTTCCGTCACTTATGACGTTTAACACTGTTACATCGGAAGGCGCAATACCTTTTAATGATGTAGGAGATATGTTTTTATTCCACTTTTGGAATTGAATCAAAGGTGGCCTATCTCCCGTTGCTTTATTTTTACAGTTAAAATATATCTGTGCGATCTTGTATTCTTCAGATGTTGATCCAAACGCACCACCTACCTCTGCTAAACTTTTAAAAGTTGCTAAACTCTGCAAAGATTGCAAAACAATTGGTGCACGTTCTTCTGGAGCATAAGACAAAATGTCTAAAATTTGAGTCGCTGGTGTTGATCCGTTGTTAAAATCAGCTTGGGTAAATACTCTTAAGTGCATACCCGCCGTTGGATCAATTGTAGATTGTTCAACAGCTACGCTATTTATATCTACAAACTTTTTAACTGATATTGCCATGTTTGTCTTTCCATCCTATAAAATTAATCAAATAAAATGCACTTCACTTTCACCGCAAAGCACATCTTCAATTTTGTTAATATCTTGAAATTCTACAACAATATTATACATTAAAACAATCTCAAAAGTAGATATTTGCTCAAATGTATTTTGTGATAATTTTTCATGTCTTTGTACCATATTCTGAACTTCTGAAAAAATAACACCAGCATTTAAAATGTCATTTTTTATGGTACAGTGCTCAAATCCAGCTTTTAATTTTATAGCCAGATCGTGTGCGTTCATTGTTTTACTTGTTCCAAAAACATCTATCTGCAACGTTTGTTGTATAAGCGTTTCGGACTTGTTTGATAGTTTATTATTTAACGATGGCTCATAAATCATTCTTGATGTTAATGGTTGACTATGTAAAACTGGAGTTATTAGTATTGTATGATCTTTTTTTTCAATCGGTTCATTTTGTCCGCCAAGTAGAACATAAACTGATGTTTGATCAATACTAAAAGCATCTAATATTTTTAAAATACTTAATCTAACAATTTTTACTAAATCAGATGTATTGTTAATCATAATCTATCATCTCGATACATAAGCAATTTTGCCCATCCGCCTTGCTCATACCAATTTTCTATATATGTTTTTGCTCTGTATTTTCTACCTTTGTATACAATATAATCTATACCAGATCCAATGCTTTCAGCGTCAGAGCATCTAATTACTTTGTCAGTGTAGACATAAATCCATTCTTGGTTTTGGTCAAGATTATATGACAATATTTCACGCCAAGGAACACTATGAACAACTGCTTTTGCTTCAAATGCTGGGCTATAAGAATTTTCTAAAATTCCATCATCAGATATAGTTTCGCCATTTTTTATATAGATAGATATATTTGATGATCCTATGGCCTGCATAGCTTCTAAAAATAAATTTCGCCCGTCGTGGTAACTAATCATCCAAAACCTCGTATCTAATAGATTGAAGCATTTTTCCTGTGTCTACCAAAGGTTTAGAAAATCCTTTTTGTTTAACAGTTGATTGTTTTAATGCTGGGGATGAGACATCTCTTATAGCTTGCGCTACATCTCCAGCCGCTACATTACCTAAAACTTCGAAAGATTGTTTTACACTATTACCTTTTTTTATTAGCCCAGAAAAAATATCCTTCCATTTTTTTTCATTGTTTTTGATCGCTACCCTCATAAAAGGGCGCGCTGGTATGTTTTTAGTTCCAAATTCGTGAATAGAAGCTACATATGCCACTTCTGTACCGTCTGAATATTTGTCACCGTCAAAAAAACCTACAAGCAATTTTTTTTTTGATAGATCATTTATATTTAATTTTGATGATATTTTTTTGATTGACACTTAACACCCACAGCTTCTTTTTGTGATAACTTTAAAAACATTTGGACGAACACTATCTTTAATTTGCAAAAACAACTTACCAAACGGCACACTTTTTGAATACTCTTGATCATTTAACCCCATGTCAGATGTAACTTTGTTTGATTTTGATACGGTAATCGTACCAATAGAAACAGAGTCAGCAACTCCAACTGAAGATGCATAAGAAGGATTAAATGTTGAAGATCCTTCTGGCGTTAAAACTGCTAATAAATAATGTGCTGTTAGATAATATATAGCTCTATCTCTTTTGGCTGGAGGCCAACAAGCTATTAACTGACCCTCAATGTCTTCTGCAAGATAATATGCACTTTCAATATTAACATCAGGGTACTTAACAACATCAGAGAAATATCCATTTAACATGCTTCTAAACTTATCTATGTCTATCATTATTTATTCTTTCTTATTTATGATTTTTTTGGTCTTCCTCTTGTTGTGCTTTTCCTTTGTTCTTCTACTTCATTTATTCTTTCAATTTGATCTTGAATTTTTTGTTCGTCATCATAAGATAATGCACCTGAATTATTATTTGCAAAAGTTGACTGTTGATCAATAGATATTAAAGGTTTTTCTTGTGATTGAGCTTCTAAGTTAACATTATCGACAGTTTGAACAATATCTTCAATTTTAAGTTCAGCATTAGATGCTTCTTCACCTCCGCCTAATTTTTCAGACTCTTTCTTTTCATGGTTTGTTGTTGCATCAACTTCAACATAAACACCATCTCTTACCTGATAAATTCCATTGTCTAACATCTTTAAAAAATGTGAACTTTTCATCAAAATTGAAAAATCTTGATCTGTCACACCAGTGACGGCAACAGATGAAATAATACCAACAAAGCTATTTTGCTGTGTCCCTTTTATTGTCACAACCTTGGGGTTAAATCCAGTTTTGTTTGGTATGTTTTTGATAGATGATAAATCTCTTTCACTTTCTAGATCTTCATAGAAAGAGTGAGCGCATGGCTCTCTTGTTGAAATAAACGCTCTTACTATTTTTTGCGCCATTTTTTTTCCTTTTTAAAATATAGGGCGTGAAAACCACGCCCACTAGGTTAAATACCAGAAACACGTTCAATTAAGCTTGGTCTATAAATAATAGCTCCGAATGTGTCAGCAACCATTCTATGGCACTCAACGCCGCTATTATGAAGAAAATGAACGGGCATATTTTCAAACATGTATGACATTTTAAAATCAACAGTATCTTTAATCCCAGTTGAAACGTCGTCAAAATCATTAACATTTTCTAATATGACTAACATTAAATCGGGGTTTCCAGCAACAAACGGTACACTTTTTAGTTCATCAATCTGCACAAAAGAAACCAAAGGATACTTGTTTTGTATGTATTGCGCAATACTAACATCATTTTGTCCGCCGTTTGCGAATACCATATCATCCATGACTCTAGATATTTGTTCGGCTGGAAGCATTACAGAAAATTTCATTCTATCTTGAGACTTATTTCCAGACAATAAATTGTTTCTTGCTTTGATTCTGTTAATTGCACTTAAAATATCATTTGCAATTTGCAGACCTGTTTTGCTAGCCCAGTCTGATCCAGATCCTGGATTCACAGCAGGAAAGATTGGAGCTAAATACGGAGATGTTAATAAACCGTTAACATTGCTACCAGTAACACCATAACCTTCAACGCCAAACAAGTTGATTTTGTTTATTGCGTTCTTTAACACTGACATAGCAGATTTTTGTTTAATCATTTTCATGTCACCACCAACCAACAAATCAGTGTGAGTTTCGCTAATCTTATGGTCGTAGGAAATGTGCAGACCGATCTTTCCGCTTGTTACAACACTTTGTCGCAATGCTAGAAGAGGTGCTTGTTCAACATCACCATACATGTTAGCCCAACCAGATGGCGCAACTGATCTAAACTGCGAAAATTTATATCCTTTGTCAATAGATCTAACGCCAAATAAATCAAACAATGGATTTTGTTTGAATAGTTCAACAATAACTTCTGGGTTAAATTGATATAAAGCTGCGTTAAAATTTGCATCTTTCGCTTTAAATTCAGTTCTAATTTTTTCACTCAAAGAGTTTTTAAAACTTTCTAGCCCGCGCTCTTTGATACCAGACTCAGCCATATCAGCGACTTTTTTTGTGAATTTAACAGAGGTTTGCTCTGTATGAATTAAATATGTCATTTATTTTGCCCGCCTTAATTAAAATTCAATACTAACAATTGTTAATCCAGATTCAGCATCGTCTCGCTCAAATTTTACACGTGTTCCCGCTGGAAATGCTGTATCTGCTGCTTTATCACTAATTTGACCAGTTGTTGGATTATATTTAAACACCGTTGATTCTGAAGGACGAATCAAAGGATCTGTTAAATCAACATCAACAACAACAGTACCCACTCGCAATAAATGCGCTGGTTCTTGTTTGTCAATATTTCCAGTTGTGTCGCAAGCTGAGCTATTATGACGCTCTGGAGACCACGTTAGTCTTAATCTTGCTCCTGTTCCACCAAGTTCTGCTCTCAAAATTTCGTCTGGTGCAGTTGTTTTTAGTGATACAATGCGAGCTACTTGATAATCTACCAATTCTTCAGCAGAGTTAGTAATATACCCTTTAATTGATTCATGCAAAGTGTCAGGCAATCCAAACGCCATTGCTCCTGCTAATAATTTCATAGTTTGTCTCCTAAAATAGTCGATAAAAAATCTTCAAAAAATTGTGTATCATTTTTTGACTTAGTATCAGTTGTATTTACAGCTTTTACTTCTTTTTTTTCTTGTGTCACGCTATCATAATGTCTTTTTGTGATACGAACACCAGTCAACAGGGTGATCATATCTACACCAGAAGGTATTTGCGCTTTGGTATCTGCGCAATATTTTAATCTTGCCCGCTCAGAGCTTTCTGCAAACGTTTCTCCTGCGCTAATAGAAAATTTGAACCCGCAAGCGTTCATATTGTTCAACAAAGATTCTTTCAGTTTTTCTTCTTTGCGCAGTTTATATATTGCTGCATCTTGAATCTTTGTAATGTCTTGATTTTGCATTTGCTCAGATTCATTGTTTTGCATTGTTTCAACAATTGTTGTAGTAGTTTCAGCAACATCAGGAACAATTGCTTGAACCGACGATTCAATACTTGATTTCTGTTCTTCAGTTAAATCAATGTTTTGCCCCAAAGATTGCTCTACCATTAATTCAACAGCTTGAGGAATATCTTCTGACAATTTTTCAGCTACAGATTCCCCAACTTTCACGGGATCTATGATACTTAAATCAGCTCCTGCCATCAATTCTTCGCCATCATCTTCAATTTTTTTGTCTGAGTTTTCAACAACTGTTAGTCTTTCATTTAACCCCGACACCATACCCCTTATTTCTTCCATTGCCTTCATTAAATCAGACAATGTTAGATCATTTTCAGTCTCGCCCATAGCATCCTCATTTAAAAATTTACAACGATCAAAAAACAACTTACGATCAAGCGATTTTCGCTCATCGTGTAATTTAACCTCTTTACCTGCCCTGCCTTCATCAACAAGTGCCACATGCTCAGCTTTGATTGGTATTTGTCTATATTGATAATTAATACCATTATAAACACCATCTTCTTTTAGTATATCTGACAAAAAACCCATAGACAATTCTCTTTTGCCCATGTTGATTTTTTCTTCAGCATCAACATCAAAAACTGAAACATCAGTTATGATTTTTCCTTGACTATCAATGCGTGCATTGCTACCAATTGCACCAATTTTATTTTCTGATGCCCCATATTTTCCATCATGATGATCGTCTAACAAAGGAATTAATGACAAGCTATCCAAAAATTCTTGCGAGTAATCTTTTGGATCACGAAGGACATTAAAAACTTTGTTTGGTGGATTAACGCCTAACTCTTCGCCCGTGTACTTATATATTCCAGATCTTGCTATAGGAACATCTTTATATAGTATACTTTGTTCCCTAATTTGTTTCATCATTTGTATCGTCTCCTTCAACTTCTAAAACTGGGATTGCTCTACAACGGCAATTTATTAACTGCCCAGGCAAACCAACTTGACCAGTTTTTTCATCAATTACAGGTGGATCATCAAAACTAAATAATTGTCCATCATATTCAACATGAAGCTTCCTTGGAGCTTTTCCTGCGCTACTATGCATCCACTTAAACTTTTTAATTCCAGCATTTTTCATGCGTTGATTTGTTAATGCAGACGTTAGTGACCTTCCAAGATTTTCTGCAACTCTAGATGCTTTTTTTTCCGAGAATGAAACTGTTTCTATAATTGAATTTTTTATAGATTGATTATCAATCCCGTTTACTACCGCATTATTTAACAAATTACGGTATTTGTCAATAATGTCCGACGTTAAACTGTCATAATACAACAAAATTTCATCAATTGAAGACTTTAAAATAGCTTTTGATGATTCTGAAGGAGTGATTGATATAAATTTACCAGTCATGCTTTTTATAGATAAATTGACATTTTTTGTGTTTAATTTATCAAGTTTTTCTAAGTGTTTTATTGTTTCTTTTTTTATTTTTGATGATATATGAGACACATCAAAATTATTAAATAATATTCTGATCTGGCTAGAGGCATCTTGTATGTTTGGATAATCTCTTATTATCTTTAAAGCAAGGTCTCTTGTTTTTTTGTCTAACTTTTTAAGTTGCAGCATAATACTGTATTTATATAGCTGTCCCTCAACAACTTCAAGTTTTACAGGTTCGCCAACAAAAACGAATCCAGCAGACCTTGACTCACCATACTCTTTTTTCTTTTTTGTTAGCTTTGCTTTAATTCGTTTAGGCATTATAGATACCGTCAAACATTAGTTGTTCTTTTTTACGTCTGTTTGTTAAACCTTTTATCTCGACTTTTTTACCGTTTACTGTTGCTTTATTCCACAAGCCTATAGCATTTCTTGCTTTTTCAAAGTTTCCAAGTTTTAACTCTCTTAAAGCCGTTGAATGAGATATTGCAGATATTCCGATATTAAACCCAAGTGAGACCATAACATCAAAATGGCTTTGTTTTACATCTTTACCTAATGCTTCTCTTACTTTTGAATCTAAAGTATCCAAATTTTTGTTAAACATATCCTCAAAGTCTGATTTTGAAAGAGGTTTTTTATACTCTTGTTTAGAACCATCCATCAGAATGATGACAATGTTTTTATCGCTTTCTGAGTGCACAATACAGCCATAGCCTATCGTTTTTTTACCAGCAGAACACAAATATGTAGTATCTCTAAACCCTTCATATTCTTTAATTATATCCCTGCATTGTTTAGTTGATTTCATCATCTTCCTCTTCTTCATATTCAATCGTTTTTAATCCAACAATACCGTTCCCTTCAGTATCGTTTAATAACTGTCTAGATTCTTCTTCTGTTAAAACACCAGCGTCAATTAACGTTTTAATAGCATTTGCTTGTTTTGATAAATTATCCATAAGCTCAGATTGAGTTGGTGCATCAATTGGATTAAACTCAATCGAACAACCAAAACAATCAAAGTCATACATGTCTGCAATTATTTTTACCATATGTTGCAAAGATGGCCTGATGAGGTCGTTTTGGATTGATTTAAGATACTGTGAGTAGTTTTTAGTATCACTCTCACCTGTTGAGCTTAAACCCGCTGGAGACGCACCAAATAGTTTGGTTATGGGTATTTGTGTAACAACTGCAATGTTACGCATTAAGTATTCGTTTAAATTTGGAACATCAGACAAAGTTGTTTGTAAAACACTTAAAGCGTCTCCGTTTTGAATGACCATTGTTGTGTCATTGCTCATTGATTGTAATTGTTCTATATATCTTGAACCATTCATTGAGCCAAAAGATTCAGTTGCATCCGAACCCATATAACAACTCATGTCTTGCATATTTTCTTTTGACACAGATAGTACTTTATCTCTTTTTGTTTTTAACAAGTCAATGCTTACTTTGCTTGATGTCTCCCAGTTGTATATTTCACGCACAACCTGAGCAACAACAGATTGTCCGACAAAATAATCAGTAGATGATAGTCTTCCGTTTTTTTTTCGGCTTTTTAGTTTTATTAAATGGCTTGTGTGGATACTAAAACCATTTATATTGATAGACATAGGTATTCTATATGAAGGGCTTAATATATCATTATATTCAATGTCGTTAAAACTCATATCTTCAACAGATAATATTCTAAACCCTGTGAAATTTTTATAGTTTGCAATATTATTTTTTTGGTACTTTTTAAGATAATAATCTCTTTCTTTGTTTTTATCTCTTATTCCATCAACATCAAAAGCATTAAAAACAGGCAAAATTACACCTGTTCCGTAAATTCTTTCGTCTTCTATTGCTTTTCTTATAACATTATCTGCATTATAATCAATCAAAGATTTTTCAATTGTATTTTTAACATGTTCTGGAACATCATCTTCCCAATTTATTTTATATCCTGACGACAACGCGTCACTTGCTGGCATCCTAATAATTTTATCAATCAAAGGATCTTGTGACATATCAGACAATGAGCATAGATTATATTTATATCTATCATGAAAATAATCGGAAATATCTTTATTATCACAATAGGAATCATATCCATCTTGTGTTTTTATTTGCCTTTTCTCTTGTTCTTTATTTTTTGTTAGATAAATTTTATCTTGGAAACTATAAACATAATCAACAATCTTTGCAAATGCTTTTGATGCAAGATGATTGTTGTGTATCTTGTTAATTAATTCTGATTTTTTTTTGAACTCGCCAAAATTTGGGTGTAGTTTTTCTGCAATTTTTAACCTAAGTTTTTTTAACATTACTCAATAGCCCCTTCATTAATTTTTTCCATAAAATATCTAATTGCATCGATAGCATGATTATTTTTGTCTAGCAATTCATTTAAAATGTTTCCATCTCTATCGACTTTGTAAGAATATTTATCAAACTCATATATTAAGTTTTTACAATTTTCTGAGATATAAATACTATATCTTTTTAATTTTGATATACCTTCAGCAACAGATCCAGCCCCTTTTTTTGCTGGTGTTATCGCAATACCACTACGTTTGCACAATTGAATAAGATCAGGTCTTGAGCTGTCTCCAACGCAATGTCTAACATCTTTTTCTATGTTTACGCTACGAATGGCAGATATGATGCTATCAACCTCTACACCTACCTGATAAAACTCTCTAACAATGTATATTTCTTTGTTTGTTGTATCAACATAACCTTTGACAACAGCCATGGGATCATTAGTTCCCCAGTCGCATCCAATATAGCCGTGTGCAATAAGCCTTTTTGATATTTTTTGTTTGATAATATCCTCAAATTCAATATTGTTTAAAACAAAATAATGTAAATCACGCTGAAAAACTTGAGCTTTTGTTTTTTTGTTGTAATGCCCAAGCCATTTCCAGCAATATTCATCATAATTATTTTCTTTAGACAATAACATACTTTTATAAATGGCTGTGTCTTTAAACCATTTATTATCTGTATAGTTTACATGTTTAACAACATAATCATCTTTAGAAAAAACATTTGAGCTTGGAAGTTCTTTTCTGAAAAAGACATCAATAGGATCATACTCAGAGTCTGGATTCCATGTCGCCCAAATTTCCGAGTTTGCTTTTCTTATAGTTGGTTCTAATATATCCCAACCGTATTTTGATATGCTATGGGCTTCTTCAATCCAGACGTAATCAAATTTTGTCATGGATTTTAAATTGTCGGCTGATCTATGATCTTTTATTCCTCGAAATACAAAACTACCAAGCCTTTCTCCATTTTTAACTCTATATATGACATTTTCTAGAACATCAAAATAATCTTTAATACCATAATCATTGATTATTAATTCTAAGGTTCCTTTTACTGAGTCTTTGATTGAATCTTGTATTTCACGAACGCACAAAAAATTAGCTTCTGGATTTTGTATAGACAATAATAAAAACCATCTAGCAACGGATTCACTTTTTCCGCTTCCACGGCCTCCATAAATGCCCTTGTACCTAGCTGGACGCACAAAGTCCTTAAACCAGAATGGCAGTTGCCAATCAATTTTTTTCTTCATCTTGGCTTACAAACTCTATCTTATGAATAATATCACCAGAATAATTATTAATTATTGTTTCTTGATTGTCTGAATTTTTCCATCCAGCTTGTGTTTTAAGAATAAACTCAATCATTTTTGAGTCTCCATCCAGTGCTTTTTGATATGCGCTTTTTGCTACAGCACATATCTTATTAGCCGCTCCCCTTTTGTAAACCAAATCAACTTCTGGCTGTCTTGTTCTTATGCTTCTAAAAGTATTTTCACACATTCCAAAGTGATGTGCAATTTGCTCTAGTGATAAGAACATTGACATAAGCTCTACATCTTCCATTTGTCGTGGCGTTAAAGTTATTTCTTTTCTACCGCCACCTTCACCTTGCCTGCCGTTTTTTTTCTTTTTTTGTTTTTCCTCACTCATTTTTTATCATCCTTATCTTTCATTACATGTTTAACAATTGGCATTTTTGTAACGTCTATATTTTCAGCCGCTTGTATTGTTTTGTTGATAAAAACACCACGAATGATCATAAACGTATTATAACCAAACATCGATGCTAAAACAGTCCCAGTCATGATTGATATTGTTGTAAATGTCCCATCCAAAACCAAAAAACTACAAACAACCGAACAAAATACACCCCATATTGTTTGCATAATAAGGTTTTTTTGTACTGTGGTACTTTTTAATGCAGCTATAAAAGACTCATGAGATTTTGAAGATAAAGCTTCAAAAATTGGTACTGTAATAGCAGCAAATATGATTGATAAAAGACCAATAACTGCCTTTATAATCCAGTTTTTCTCATCCATTTTTTTGTTCTCCTATTTTTTTGTTATACAAATTTAAAGACCACCAAGCAACTGTTGGCATTATTACTTTAAACAATGACGTTGATATTATATCTACAATCCAAGCAAATTGATCATCTGCTAAACAATTGCATATAACATTCGCTAATTTATAAGCAAAAGGATCAACCCAAGGGCTTGCTGATTCGTGCCAGACAGATATAAATAAACTTAAACCAAATATAGCAGAAAAAATTCTTAACAATTTATCATCATTAGTTAGCATTATTGCAAAAAATAAAAAAACTAAAGACAAAGCTACAATTACAGCTAATTGATTAAATATTGGATCTGGAGCATTTACTGCCAAAGAAAAGCTTAAGCTATCTATTGCTGCACACATAAAATTAGATCCAACAGCAGAAGACCAAAAATATTTATTCTTATAAAATTTTTGATGATTGTTTAATGTTTTTTTATTAAAGAAATAATCAAAAAAACACCAATTGATTAACATTGATTGAAAACATAATATAGCACCATAGTATTTTAAAAAATCATTGGTAGACAAAAAAGACACTAAAACCACAAAGGGGATGCTATATATTGCCGCTTTTCGATTATAATAATGTATTACATTATTTAATAAAAAAAACATTCCAACAATTATAGCATTTATATTTGTTAATAGCACAAAAGGAGGTGCGTTATTTATAAAATAAATCATTAAAAACTGAAGTATAATCAAGTGCAAAGTCAATTTATTAACAATATCTATTTTTTTTAGAAAGCTCATAATGAAACCTTTTTTTGTGGAAAAAAATATAAACAATGGTTCAATTATAACTATTGATAACCCAAATAGTCAAATTGTTAGCATATCTGGATGCTTGAAAGGGTCTGTTGGCGATACGGCTTTAATATTAATAACTCCATTTAATTCTAAAATGACTGACGATAGTCAAACACCAGAATCTATACAGATTAATCTAACAATCGATGCTGGATCGTATGCAAAAATAGCAGCAATTGAAAGCTTTTATTGTTCTTTTGAAAAAATAAAAATTTCTGTTATATGTAACTCAGGAGCAATGGTTGATCTTGCGTTAAACGGAGGGGTTTTATAATGTCTAGCAATATTATTATACCACAGTGGGGATCAATAAAAGGTCTGTTTAACGGAAATACTAAAACAAACTTTAAAGGCGGATGGGAACCTCAAACAAACAATCCAGATATTTACACAACATGTGTGCAAGTCGGTGACTTTGTAGTTGTACAAGATGTAGGCGCAGGGAACACGTATAGCTTTGACTTTGGCACAAAAGGCGGAATTATTGAGCTATCTGATAGTGACCAGGTGGTTTTTAATGGTGTAATTTTTGTAAAAAACGAGCAATTTAATAGAGACGCACAAGAAATTGAGATGGATCGTTTAAATCCATCTCTAGGTAGCGTTTATACCAATATAATTACTAATAAAAATAATATAACAGTATTACAAGCAACAAAAGAACCAACGATAACACCAGGGCTTACATCTCAATACTGGAGGGGTGATAAGACGTGGCAAACGCTCAACAAAGCAGCTGTTGGATTGTCTAACGTAGACAACACAACTGACGTGAATAAGCCCATCTCGACAGCCACACAGTTAGCATTAAACGCCAGACAAGTGACAAGCCAAAAAGGCCAGGCGGGTGGGTATGCTCCGCTTGATAGTAGTGCTAAAGTACCTAAAATAAACGTTTACAACACTCAGTGGGGTGAGATTGCTGGTAATTTGGATAATCAGCCAGACCTAAGACAGTCTCTTGACCAAAAGAAAAACATCCCTGTTCCCATCATCTACGAGAAATGGAGCACCCCCGAAGGCAAGTTCTCAGGAAACGCTATCGACACAACACCGAGACAAGAAAAAGTTGGCGTTCGTATGAAGCTACCTCAGGGCTACAACGATTTTAAAAGTAACCCGACATCTTTTGTTGTTATAGAGTTGTATAAGCAAAAAAAACGATGTAAACGCAACGCAAATAACAAAAAAATAAAGCAAATCACAACCAAAGGCTGGTCAATGACTGGACAACCATACGCTCCCGTCATTGGTCTGAATTTTAACAGTACAGAAATAAGATCGATCTTTAGCGCGCAAGGATTTGGCGAATTTGGTCTTGCGCAAAACAGATATATGATTACTAAAATAGTTCTATCGCAAGCTAGAATTATTCATAAGATCGATAATAGCGACTTTAGCAACTGTTTGTACTACCCACCTGTTTTTGTTGGCAATTTCGACCAAGGCTCTCAGGACGTATCTGCACTTGTTAATATAAATGACTATCTTTTGGTTACTGAGGCTGGGTATATTGATCAACTTAGAATGAACCTTTTATCAGGTGATCACATATATCTTGATGAATTTTATAATGTCAAACACTGGCGTCCAGCAACCACGGACAGCACAGGAACGATGGACTTCGAGATAAACCCGTCAATCTTTTTTAGAAACGCGCTTGCGCACTTGCCTGTGCAATTAGATGAGTTTAACAACAATAGCAATTATCGTATTAAAACAACAGCGGTAAGTAACTCGGCATGGGGTTATCAGCGAACGAGGCGCATATATTTCCAAGGCTCGAACTTTCACAAGACTGATATTTTGCCCTGCAAAACACACACAGTTTTGATACGATTCAGGCTGGGTTGTATTATCGATGGAAAGGTGCATTTCGGTGATGCATCTGATGTGCTAAAAATAAAGCTTAGACGCGTTACAACTGACACTACCAATATTAATAAAGATTATTTTGTGCGTTGGGATATTTTGTAGTATAATGGGGGTACTATCGATGCCTAATGTCATTGATATATAGTATGGTTAACCCATGTTAACCATATAAATTACGGCTAACCCATGTTAGCCGTATCTTTACTGTTAATTAATCTTTGCAAACATGCGTATAAAGACTATCACCAAAAGTATTTGGGATGATTGTGTCCCATTGTGATTGTATATTTACCTTTTCAAAAGCTCCTTTTTTTACTTTCCATTGACCTTCTTGCATTGCTTTTTTTGTCTTGCAATCAATTACATCTAAAAAGGAATAGTTCTTGCTTATTGTCCAGTATTTAAATTGATAATCATTAATTTGCTCAAACTTTGATGATTCAGCAATTGCAGTTTCATTATTGATTTTTAATGACCACGAAAAACCCTCATCTTGAAGTCTTTGAATCCTATTTTTTAATCTATCATCTTTGGCTTCACTAATAATTTTCATTTGGTTTTTTTTGATCTCTTCATGTTGCATTTCTTCTTTCTTTTGCTGTGATTTTACACTGTCATATGTAATGTCTAACAATTTATTTATTACAAAGTAATTTCTAAACTCATCAGATCTTGCTGACGAAACGATTAAAGCTATTGCTATTGCTAAAATTTTTATTGCTTTCATTTTTTTATTTCCTTTGTTGAATTTTAACTTAAAAAATACTGATCAAAAATTGTAAGATAAAACATATTCCTGCAATAAAAAAACATATATCAAAAAAGTTATAATTTATCTTCTGGCTGTATTTATGATAAGAGATTTTATTCATCTCTTTTTGTTGCCTAAAAATTGGAACAGCAAACAAGACTATACCTAATATTAACCATATCGAACTATGAAACATCTATCAATGTCCCTTTCAAATAAAATTCTATAAATTCGGCTTCTGATGCTTTTTTATACACATCATCACCACCCGATAAAATTGAATTTTTAGTATCTCCATTTATTTTAATATGATGATTTTTTGATTTTGTACAGCCATAATATTTTATATTTGGGTTATGCTCTGTAACAAGTTTATCCAAATGTTTGTAACCATTAATCAGATTGTTAATCACAAAAACATGAACATGTTTAAAGTACGATTCATCGTTAAAAAAAGACGATTGTATCCCTAATGTATTGTTTAACAATGATCCGCCAAGCATGTGATCATGAAACAAATGATATTCATCAATCAATAAAACTTTATGTTTTATATTTAACCCAAAAAATGAATCAATATTGTAAGTGTCTGGCTCTAAAGATCTTTTATTTCTTGACACTATTTTACCAGCATTTCTTGTATCAATATCTGCCTTTGGGCAAACAAGAATACAGTTATCTTTCCCTGTATTCTTTGCTATTTTTATTAAATTTTCTGTTTTTCCAGAACCCATTGGACCGATATGAATCGTTATTGCCATATATCTATGTTCCTTTTTTACCTTTTCAAATTGTATTGCAAAATATTTTAGCTTTATGAGCAATACTAAAAATCTTTTGATTATAGTTTGCTCTCCAATATTTAAAACGTTCACCTTTAATGTAAGCGTGACCATGATAAAAGTCTAATGCTCTATTAATGTCTCCCTTAGCTTTTTTCATACGTTCTCTTAAAGCTTCGCCACATGCGAACATGCCCGATTCAATTTCTGTTAGCTTGTCTGTGTCATGCAACATAACCATTTTTGACCATGTTGCATTGTTCCACTTCGGGATTAATTGACAAAGACCTTGTGCGTTTTCTTTGTTGACTACCCAATATTTACCTGTCGATTCTTTTAACAATAGCCCTGTCAACAAATATGGGCTTATATTATAATCATAATCCCTTGTTTCTGGTTTTGATGCTTTTATAATACCTATTTCTATTTTTTGAAGCTCATATTTGCTTAGTTTATGATTATATTTGCCAATAAAATCAGCTAAACAACCTGCTTTTATTTGTCCAACACAACACATAATTATTAACATTTTTTTCATATTTCCTCCGTTTTGTTATAAATAACTATTTCACTGCACTGATCTATATAGAGTATTCAATGCCATTTTCATGGCACTCAATTAGACGTAAAAATTCTTGTATTTGTGCTTTTTTCTCTTCTTCTACATCCAATCCAGCCGCTTCGACCGCATATCTTGCCGCTATTGCAGTTTGATTTGATTTTTCATTTACTATACCACGTGCTCCAAATAATGCGTTCCATACCGCGCCCCATGCCGCATATCTTGCTAATTGGTTTTCAAAATTGTCTAACCCGTCCCATCCTGTCCAAGCAGATCTTGCCGCTTTATATGCCTCGTCAAGTGCATCGCCCATTTCGTCACGTGTTGCTTCGCCTTTCAAATACAACCTTGCTACATCAAGAGCGTTAGTGCTACGCTCGTCGATCATTAAATGGCGAACGTTTTCAGCACAAAACAAAAAAAACAATTTCTTCGGTTCAGCTGTCACGCCAAAGCCTCTTAGTGCCCATAGCGCATCATCTAGACCATTGTTCTCTAATATAAACCGAAGAGAAACTTCTCGATCTTCGTTGTAGTTTGGGTCCTCTCCTAACCCTTTTAAGAGCTTTTTCCAAAAACCATCGGATGGTCTATAGGTGTATATGTAATATAAGATTGTCTTTAGTTTCATTTTTAAACCCTTTCTTTTTTTATCATTTCTAAAAATTCTTTAGAATACGCTAAAGAAGCTTTTTTTAGATCTTCTTGCGCTTCTTGTACAGAATTTATTGCTTTGTATAATTGCTCTTGAGCGTCGTCAAGTCTACGAAGAACGCCAAGCATTTTGTTTATTTTTTCTGTATCCATTTTAGTTCCTTCTTTTCTTTGTTATAGCCAACCACAACTTATAATGTATTTTCATCCATTTTATGTCATCTTTAATGTCTAACATTTTTTTCATGTTTTAACTCCTTTATAAGGCTTTCTATTATCTCTAGCCTGTTTTTTATAGAATTGTTGTTAAACAACTTTATTGTTGTTTTATTTTGAATCTCAGAAAGAATAAGATCCATTTGTTTTTTTATTTTTATTATTTTTGTCTCCATGATTCACTCCCTATTCACATTATCTATTAATTTTGCACATATTGTCTGTGCGCTAAATAATTTATATTGACAACTTCCAACACATGTATAAATAGTTTGTTCTACTTTTTTGCCGTTTTTTCCAATTCCTAAAACCTTGTTTTTAAATGTTTCTGTTTTTATTTTTCCACAAACAGCGCATTTTCGTTCGTTAAAATCCAATAAATATAAATCTATTTCTTCCATTTTTTTATTTCCTTGTTGGTTGATATTTGACAGCACCATAAAAATATATGATGCTGTTTTATTTATTTTAATGGTTGATATTCCCAACCTAATTTTTTGATATACTTTTCAGCATCTTCAAAGCTAAATGCCCCATCGTATTTTTTTTGTTTTACAAGTTCTTTTGTAATGACTCGATGAAAACTATGAGCATCATTAATTCTTACACCGTCAAAATAACCATGACTGTTTT